TACAAATATAATATACATAAATAATATATATATTAAAAGCATTGGTATTATTTCTAGTATAAACATACTACCTCCAGTTGTTATTGTTTGTTTAACATTACATCATTTTTCCAGCTATCTCTACCCAATTCACATAAGTTTGCGATTTATCTTTTTCATTTGGAATATTCCAAACTCCCTCGTCCAAACCATATAACCTCTCATTGTTATAGTTAAAAAAATACACCTCTTTTGTTTGTGGCATTTTTTTTAGTCTTTTTATTAAATCTTTTACTATCATTTTTTCCTCCGTTGTATTGTTATTGTTTGATTGTATCTATGTGATGTAAGTACTTAAAGAAGTACACACAACCCACAGTTGATATTAAAAAGCCAGTTAATAAATCTAGGTGTATCATAATTATCACACCTAAAAACATCAACATAAAACTAACTGCAAATGCAATTGCTATTAATATTTTCATATTCTACCTCCAGTTGTATTGTTTATATATAGTGTTTATCAATATTATTATTAATACAAAAATTTCTAAAATCTCTGTATAATAATCTATATTCTTTATTACTTCCAGTTAATTCCTCAATTCTATTAAGGTGCTTAGCCGTTGTAATACTCCAAACATTTTCGCTTACATATGTTTCAATTGGTGTTTGTACTGCAACAGTTGTATTATAACTGTAATAAATTGTATTACTACCCTGAGTTGTATAATACAAACTTTTCTTATCTATTTGATTTCTCATTTTCTACCTCCAGTTGTTTATTGTTTATATATTTATTATTTTTGGCTTGTTATTAATTACAACGTAATACGCTTTTTGTTTAGTTTTTATAGCATATTTTTTACACATTGCAAGAAATTTCTTTTTATCTTTTTTCTCAATTGCCACTTGATATATTCTAAGTTTATCAAAGTAAAGTTTATTTTTATCAACCCATTTTCCCACGCCATTAAAAGCCGTTACGCCTCCAAATTTTTCGCAGGTTTCAATCTCTAGTTGATTGAGTTGTTTTTTTGTAGATTTACCACTATTGGTTGTAGTAGGTAAATTTAATTGTACTTGTATCATATTCAACCTCCAATTGTTTTATTGTTATTTTCTATTATTTCTTTAAAGTCTTTTATATTAACTTCTTTTAATTGTCCATTTTCTTTAAATATAACCATTACACCAGTTTTAATTTTATCAATTAAATAATTATATTGAGGTATATATTTTATATTTCTTCTTTTACTCATCTTCTACCTCCAGTTGTGTTTCCTCTTCATAGTTGTTTATTTCATCTTCCCATAGTTCCTGTTCAGCCCAATCACTCAACAAGTCATAATTGTCATTTTCCATCTTCTACCTCCAGTTGTATTATTATTATTTTACTTTATTACAATTATTATTTTTATTATATCTTTTTTGATTTATTAAAATACATTCATCTAGTTGTGATTGTATATTTAACTCTTCAATTACTTCTAAATATAAAGGCGTAAAACTTTCAGCATATTCTTTTAGATTATTAGCTGATAAATTAAAAGTCATTTGAAATATTTTTTTCATTGACTTCTCAACGTCTTTATTTGCTATCTTTTTAGTATAATAAATATAATTTTTTATACTTCTTTTTATATCTTTTTTCATATCGTCCATACTATTCAACCTCCAGTTGAGTTAGTGTTATTATGAGGGTAATAATTGTGCTGAATAAACAGCTAGTTTTTTACTACCTATGGTTGTTTTTTATCAAGTTTAAACTTACGCCTACATCAGACCAAATGGCTGATTTTGCTATATTTTGTTTTTTAAGCATTACAGGGTTATTATTTAAATCTTGATTAAATCTTAAAAAAGCTAAATTGAAATTATTAGAAGATTGTTTTATATTTTCACTAGTCATAAATCTAGCTAATCTTCTTTTTTGTTTTCTATTTAAGTTTTTAAAATTCATACTTAATCAATAGCATAACCAAAAAATAAAGCAAGTAAAAAATTTAATGATGTGTTCATAATGGGTCAATCTAATTAAGAGAACAAAGCAAGAACACCAAAGCCAAAAAAAAAGCCCACTCAATGATTGATTGAATAAGCTATATTAATAAAGATTAATTAGAGATTGGTTGAGATATTAAAAGATTAAAAGCTATACGCCCCCAGCTATAAAAATTCTTAATAAATCTTAAAAGTTACTGGGGCTTTTTTGGGGTGTTAAATAGATTAATTATTGTTGTTGTTGCTTGTTATTTTTAAAGTTCTATTGAGATATATTATATATCTTTTATATCTAAGAATATTTAGTTTAAAACTGTCAACCAGTTATCTTTAAAGACCTTAAAAGATTATTAAAAGATATTCAAAGGTATAAAAAGATATTTCTAGTTTAGAATGAGTCTAATTTGCAAGGGGTATATAAGAGCCATGGGGGGTGGTGGGGGTATAGTATATACTGCTCATACAAAATGAAGCAGAATCTAGTGTAAACTAGATAGGTCGCCCTGCTTTAATAGATTATGGTGGGGGTTGTTATATTGCTGGACTGCCCCAGCTAAGATTAAATATACCTATGTATATGTTTCACCCCCTGGAGGGTACATTAATTATTATACACCCACTTCAGACATCTGTCAACATTTAAAAAAAATAAACTTGTTGTCAACTAGATTTATACATGGTATAATACAAGTATGAATAATAGTTTATTACCTCCTGAGAAAAAGAGAGAACTCAATGAGCAACAGCAAAAGTTCCTGGATGCTCTTGCACATGAAGCAAAGGGAAATATCAAACACGCCCTAAGTATTGCAGGGTATGCAGAGACCTCTCAATCAAATATAGTAAGTTCCTTAAAAGATGAAATAGTAGAAGTAGCTACAAAGATACTCGCTAAGTCAGCTCCCATGGCTTCACAGAAGCTTGTAGAGATACTTATGAGTGATGACCCTATACCACAAGTAGGTGCTAAGCTACAGGCAGCTCAGACGTTGCTAGATAGAGTTGGTGTTGCCAAGAGAGATAAGTTAGATGTTACACATACTGCTGCAAGTGGTATATTTATATTACCTAACAAAGAACAACTAATAGATGTTAGTGCTGAAGAAGTGGAGATAGATGATAAATAGAAGCAGTTCAACAATACCTTTTGGTTATAAACTAAAAGAAGATAACAAAACATTAGAACCAATTGAAAAAGAAATAAACGCCTTGAAAGAAATGAAGGATAGTGTTAAAGCTGGGGCGTTCTCCCTTAGAGGAGCTGTAGAAATTTTAGAATCTCAAACAGGTCGCAAGTTATCTGCAATGGGATTAAAGAAGATTATAGATAAAGATAAATCAAAAGAACAACCTAAACCAAGTTTATTACAGAAGGATAGTTAATGGAAATAATTTACTGTGTGTTAATTGTATTATGGGTTATGGGAGTATCAGAGTAATGGAATTTTTCTTTCCAATCAATACAGCTATATCATTAATAGCTATTGGTATAATAATACTTTGGACACTAAGACCTTAATATGACAGAGAAGCCTAAAAGACAATATTTTTTCTCGCAAGAACAAAAGGCTAAGATAGCAGCTCGACAAGCTGTTAAAGAAAAAGAAAAAGAAATTAAAAGATTAGCTAAGAAACTAGCTAATACTAAACATAGATTAAATAACAAGAAGGAAGCAATCGGTGCAGTTGACCAAGCTTTAAATCCAAATGCAAAAAGTAAAACAGGTAGTGTTGTGGAAGAAAAGAAGTTGGAATCACTTCCTAAAAAAGTTAAAGAACTACTCGAAAAAGAAAAAGACAGGATAGTATTTAAACCTAATGAAGGTCCTCAAACAGAATTTTTAGCAGCACCTGAACAAGATGTATTATATGGAGGTTCTGCTGGAGGTGGTAAGTCATATGCTATGTTAGTTGACCCACTAAGGTTTATGCATATCAAAGAACATAGAGCTTTATTATTAAGAAAGTCTATGCCTGAGTTAAGAGAATTAATTGATAAGTCTAGGGAGTTATATCCAAAGGCTTTTGCAGGAGCAAAGTTTAGAGAAGTAGAAAAGATATGGAGGTTTCCATCAGGTGCATCATTAGAGTTTGGTTATCTTGATAGAGATGCTGATGTATATAGATACCAAGGACAATCATATACATGGATAGGTATAGATGAATTAACTCAATATCCTACAGAGTTTCCATTACAATATCTACAATCAAGATTAAGAACAACTAATCCAGCAATACAATGTTATATTAGATGTACTGCTAACCCTGGAGGAGTTGGAGGTCATTGGGTAAAGAAAAGATACTTAGACCCTTCACCACCAAATGAATCTTTTACAGGACAAGATAAGATAACAAGAAAGTTTATACCAGCTAGATTAGAAGATAACCCTTTCTTATCTGCTGATGGTAAGTATGAGCAAATGCTTATGTCATTACCAGCAGTTCAAAGAAAACAATTACTAGAAGGTAATTGGGATGTTGCCGAAGGAGCAGCGTTTGTTGAATTTGATTATGATACACATTGTATCGACCCATATACGTTGCCTAAACATTGGGATAGAGTAAAAGGAATTGACTATGGTTATGCAGCAGAATCTGCAGTAGTGTGGGCAGCAATAGACCCAAGTGATGAAACATTAATTATTTATAGAGAGTTATATCAAAAAGGTTTAACAGGAGAAGACTTAGCTAAAAAGATTTATGAATTTGAAAAAGAAGATAGATTATCAGTTAGAGGTGTTTTAGATTGGGCAGCTTGGAATAGAACTGGAGCAACAGGACCAACAGTTGGAGAAGTATTATCTAATGCTGGACATAAACTTAGAAGAGCTGATAAGAATAGAATACAAGGTAAAATACAAATACATGAACGATTAAAAGTAAATGATAAAGGCAGACCTAAATTACAAATATTTAAAAGTTGTCCTAATTTAATTAGAGAGATTCAATCTATTCCTTTAGACCCTAACAAGCCTGAAGATGTAGATACAAAAGCATCAGACCAC